GTATCTTTAGGTGTTCTTCCTGCTAAGTGTACACCCACTAAGCATTTATTCGTGCCTAATGAGATCAGTGGAGCACCACACAACCCTTTGAAAGTATCATATTCCAAGTGGTATGTATGACCCGAATAAGGGCTCACACCAGCAACACAAATTTCTGGTTCTGGTGAGGCCTTGGTATACGTTTTTGTTACATTCCCGTTAGGGGTACGGTACAAAACTTGCGCAGGGGTAGCGGGAAAATGCTGCATGGGGAAATATTTACTGATATTCTTATAATCGCCTGATGCCAATACAGAAACAAAAGCCAAATCGGTGCTAGGAGATTCCCATCGCATAGCGTTGGAAACCCTAGTAGTTAAAACCGAGTTCAACAATTTATCGTGCCTCTGTATAACTAAAGGTTGATCTTCAGCGATGTCAACGTGTTTTGGAATCATTAAGATATTGCTAGTTACAAATAAACCATTGCAAATCTCGGTAGGTGCATCTTTTCTAATAAATCGCACACTAACCAAATTTTTCTCTATAATTCTGAACATCATTTCATCTGTAGTGGTGCGGGTGTCAATCTCTCCACAATATTCCTGGCTCTGAGGTAACTCTACACCTGCCCACTGGGTTGGGGTGAAAGCCTTTCTCACGGCCATATCTACATCAGGATACAAATTAGTTCCCAATTCGGTTCCCATAGTTTTGGCTACCACTTCTTGGGCTACCTCAGATACGGATTGACCCAAAGTAGAATCACGAAAGAACATTTGCAACATTTTTCCGACAGAAAATAGGAGAACCGCACTGGCTCCGGCGTATACGGCCACGTCAAACCAAGAAGTCATTACACCTGGCGAATGTCGCGCAATGCGGTGCATGATAGAGTATTTGAGTTCTATGGTATTTTTGATCTCAATGTATCTAGTTCCTACTATATTCCAACGAGCTTGTACAAAATACCAGAAAGCTAGTCCACTAAACGCAAAGACAGGCAATGCTATAGGCATAAAACTCATGGTAATAGCTGAACCAGCAACAATAGTTAATAGCATGGTGAAAACCTTGAAAGAGGCAGCGAATTCAACCCAAATTTTGGATATGACCATTAACTCAATATACAAGAATTCGCGCAATATGGGTAGTCTAGCTAACCACATCACCATAGAATCTGGCGTGTATTGATTTAACTCTTCTTTCAAATGGGCTATAACAACCTTACTCCATTCATCTACGATTGCTTGTTCGTCGGGTGGTAATAGACCATAAGTCGACACACACTGCAAGTAAAAGCCAGCATTAAAACGCTCCTTTTCAGGCATATGTACGGCAGTACGTTTGATCTCTGACAACTTAGCAAATAAAGCTGATGCTGTCAATATATCAATTTCCCACTCGAATGCCAAGTGCTCAAGTGTGTAACCTGGGCGGACAACTGTGCGCGCCATATCTGACGCTCGCAAATTGTTAATATGGCGCTCTTTAACCTTGTTCACCCAAGTACGAACTTGTCCAATCTCTTGGTCCATCATAACATCCTTACACACACAATATTGTTGCAGTTTCCTACATGTTTTACATACTGGTAAGATCGTGTGTTGCTTGTTCATTCTTTGGAGTAGGTCATTCTCTTTGGCAAAGTGTTTTTTGCTCATTTCCTGGGCTACATAAATAGCTTGAGAAATAGACAATCCTTCAGATGAGATCTTAACTAAATCGCCGTCCTTATTAGGTACTTCTACTTCAAAGAAACGGGCCATGGGACGGCCTCCACAAGACAAGTTGTCGCGCACATACCATTCTTTTAAATCAATATCATATATATCAGCTAGCATTACTTCTTCTGGGGGTAATGTATCTGTATATGCTTTGATCTTAGCAGAATCAGCACGAGCATCTGTGGCGTATTGGGGCTTAACCTTAATGGTAGCATAGAAATGAAATCTGCGCATAATACTTAGTGGTTCGGCGGAAACAAGGGTGGCGTTCAAGCCTTCTACATTGGTGGTGGCGTAAATAGTCTTTGGTCGAATAGGGACTCCTCCCTTTTCCTCTAGCGCAGCTTTAATCGCAATTTCGGCCGTATTATTGGCGAACTTAATCAAAGGGGCTAAGGGAGATGTTTCTAGCATTTCTATCTTGGTATTCATCAGATCATCGAAAACGATGGTCTGGGTATCACCCCTACACGTTTCGAAGTACTGATCGTTTTCATTGTACACTGCTTTCTTTTGCGGATCTGCATCAAAGCCATTCGTATTTAATACAATAGAGTTAATCAAGTCAGAAACAAATGTTTTACCAACACTAGTGGTTCCGTGGAAGCACATAACAAAAGGTGCCACACGCAACGCTCCACTGCAGGACACGGATGTGTAAGCAGCCTTCCATTCTTGTAACTTTATAATATACCCAAAAAGCATACGCTT